CCCGTTCCTACATTAGACTACAAAAGATATATTACTGCTTCTGATGCTTATATGTCTCAAAGTGGAGATATTTTTAATCTTGGATATGTTCAAGCTCAAGGTAGTTCCTCTTTAGATAATATAGGACAACAATCGGATGTTATAATAAATAATTTTTCTCAAAATCCTCGTCCAACAGATTTTCGATTAATAACAGGTTCTAAACCTGTATTTAATTTTTCAAGATATATTGCTGCCCAAAACATATTTGTTTCCGAATCTAAAATAGCAGTAGTAAGTGGAATTGAAGCTAATGGACAAAATCTTATTACACTTAACCAACAAAGAATAGTTTCTAAAAGTAATTACGAATCTACTCCATATCCTATAATATATAGTGGTTCCTACATTCGCCCAGCAAAACCAGAAATAACCAAAGAACCAGGAAGCGCTAAATCAGCTTTTACATTATATGAGTCTCTTGAATCTCCTCCATTACAAGAAAGTAGAAGTAAAGATATAGAAAAGGATGGAGGTGATCCTAATTTTTCTTCTACTTCTGGATATACTTTTACTTATAATTTAATTAAAAAAAGAGGAGATGAAGCTAAAAATAATAGAGGACAAATCCCTCAAGATTTTAGAAAAATATTAATAGATAATAACATTGGTGAAACCTCATTATATAGCTATGATTATAAAAGTCCTAGCATAAACATGCAAGGAAGAATTGGATTAGCCAATTCAGGGCTAACTACTTTTAATCGTTCTAAAATTAGTAATGTTGATGAGTCAACACAAGATAAAATAACTATGACATCACTAACTAGTTCTCTCATTCCTGGACAAGGAAGTGCTAGAGATTTAGTTAAATTTTGTATTGAAGGAGTAAATAATGATGATCCAGTAAAAACAACTAAAATTCATTTACGTGCATATGTAAACGGATTTAGTGATAATCATGGTGCTGAATGGAGTGGTTTTAGATATACAGGTAGAGGTGATCAATTTTACACTTATCAAGGTTTTACAAGAGAAGTAGCTTTAAGTTTTCAATTACCTGCGCTTTCAAGACCAGAAATGAAACGTGTTTATCAAAAAGCAAATTATTTAGCTTCATTATGTTATCCTGATTATAATTCTTCAGGTTTAATGAGAGGTAATATTGTATTATTAACTTTTGGAGATTATTTATATAGGGTACCAGGAATATTAAAATCAGTTAATATTACTATTCCTGACGAAACGGCTTGGGAAATAGCAATGACTGAACCAGAAAATGGAGAAGATGCTAATATGTATGAATTACCTCAACTTTTAAAAATAAGTTTGGCATTTACACCTATTATGAGTATATTGCCAAGAAGAGGAGCTGGTGTAGCATTAATCACTCCTGCTAATAAGAATAATAAATTCCTAAAAGAAGTAGCAGCAGTAAAATAATAAATCATGTCAGATAGATATTTATTTATACCCATTAAAAAAACAGCAGTAAGTAACGATAAGTCACCTTCATCAAGACCAGTAGGTACACAATTTTATAGTCCAACTTACTATCCTGATATAACTGTTACAGAACAAGATAATTATATTATCACTAAAAATACAGACCGTTTAGATTTAATAGCTTCTGATTTTTATGGTGATTCAACTTTATGGTGGGTATTAGCAATGGCTAATAATTTACAAGGAGATTCTTTATATCCTGGTGAAGGGATTCAAATAAGAATCCCTGCTAATATAAGTTTAGTATTAGAAGAATATAATCAAGATAATTCAACCTCGTTATAATAATGGCAGGCATTCCTAATTATACTAACGTTATAGGAAAAAGTTTTTTTGATTATGTTAAAAATCAATTAATAAAAAGAACTGATATACTAGCAAAAGGGGGAGGTAATGATCCTTTTGCTCAAAGAACTCCTCAAGAAATAGAATGGTTAACTAATAGAAATGGGTGGGTTAGAGTTACATCTAATATTTTAATTCAACCAAATAATCCTCTTGCTGCAAAGTATGGAGCTGGAGGTGGTTTAGCTGAAAAATATATTTTGCAAGGAGGTGTTATGTATGCTAGTAATAAGGCAGCAGGAGGAAATAGTATTTTAAGAAGTGGAGTTGGGGTAGATAAAGCATATGGTGTAGGATTTAAAAATGGAGATGCTTATGGAATGGGTTTAAAACCTATGCCTGGTATAACTGGTTTTTCTATTGAATGTGCTGGTCCTTTTGGTGCATTAAAAACAGCAAATATTAAAGTTAAAACATATGATCTTGAACAATTTAATATAATTGAAACTTTATATTGCCATTTAGGAATGTCTATGGTAATTGAGTTTGGACATGTTCCCTATATTAATAATGATGGAATATTTGAATCTAATCCAAGACTTTTAAATGTGTTTCAAACTAGAAGCAAAGAACAAATTTCTCAAAATATTACTGAATTAAGAAAAAAAACATCAGGTAATTATGATGCTATTTTTGGTACATTGATTAATTATGGTTGGACTACAAGCAATGATGGTAGTTATGATATTGATTTAAAAGTAATGGGTCCAGGATCAGTTCTTGAGTCTATAAGTATTAATTTTAATTCAGATAAGTTATCACCTATTACTATGAAAAAACTCCCAATATATGAGGAGTTTAAAAGACAAAATGCGGGAAGTGCAGATGCGGCACCGGCTCCACCAGCAACAACAGGTACAGAACCGGCACCTGCCCCTGCAGAAGATCCTGCAAAAGCATTATTGCCTGGAACTATTGCTTCAAGAAATAATTCAATTATTCATAGACATTTATATAAAATATATGAAGATGCTTTAACAAACCAACAAGTAATAAATAATAGTTTTGGAGTATATGATGATGCACAAGCTATTAATGCTATTAGAGCAACAACCTCTCCCCCTCTTACAGCTCAAATTTTTAATTCAAATGCTGGATATTCATTATTAAAAGAGGGATTATCTGCTGTGGGAAACAATGCTTCTGTTATTTCAGGTGTAACACCAATTAATGAATGTCCTAAAATATCACCTGAATTATTTTCATATCTTACAGTTGCTTATGTAACTAATCCCGATGGAGGTGCTTCAAATTCTCAAGCTATAACTAAAGACCAACTTCCTAGAGTTTATATTCCTTTTGGATATTTATTAGCTATTGTTCAATCAGCAGGAATGATATATAATAGTAGTAATGGTGATGAGAGTGCTGACAAAACTAAACCTTTTGTATATATAGATTTTAATAACAACACTAACTTTTGTTTTGCTTTTCCTTATGCTGTATCAGTAGATCCCAATGTTTGTTTAGTTGATATTGCTGATGGAAAACAATTAAATGATGTTTTATTTGAAGGAACTCTTACATTTGATGAAGGTTGGTTTGGAAGAGATTATATAGTAGAACAAGACGAGGGAAAAACAACAGGGAAAAATGCTGATCAAAAAGCAAGAGAAGGTAAATTAATAGATGCATCACATAAATATGACCCTGCAAAAGATTTTGTAAGTACAACAATTCGAAATGCAAAGTTAGGATTTTATGATTCATCTAGTCCTAAAGAAAATAAAGGAAAGATTATGAACATTTTAATCAATATAGAATATATTGTAAATAAAATGGATGCTTTAGCTGGTAATAATGAAAAAAAAGAAGTTAGATTAGATAGATTTTTAAATGATATTCTTAATGATGTTAATAAGTCTTTAGGTGGTGTTAATGAACTTAGATTAGCTTTTTTAGATGAATCTTACTGTATACAAGTAACTGATGAACAAAGATTAGAGAATCCTGAGCCATCAACTATTGATGTTATTGGTTTAAATTCAATTGTACAAAATTATAGTTTTTCATCTAAAATATCTTCTCAATTAGCAAATATGTTAATTATCGGGGCTCAGGCAGGAAAAACAAGTACAAAAGCAGCAACAACAGATGCTAGTTCTGTTGGAAAGTGGAATGAATATGTTAAAGATAGAATTATGCCTGCTAAAGTAGATTCTGCTGAAGGAGAGAGTAGTGGGGCTGTAGAAGAAACCCCTGCCCCAACAATAGAAAGTGAAGATGTTGATTTAGAATCCGCAACAGAAAATTCTCCTGATGATCAATTATCTCGTCTTATACAAGGAACTTATAATAAAATGAAATATAGTGAAGACGATATTGAAGGAGCAAGAACTACATTAAAAGATAAATTATTAAAAATTAAAGCAAGTTCAGAAGATACTGAAGCCTCTCCAATGATTCCTTTAGAGATGAGCATACAAATGGATGGCATATCAGGAATATTAGTGAATCAAATATTTACCATTCCTCCTGTTCGTTTACCATTATCATATCAAGGATCAGACCCAACAAAAACAAAATTAGGGTTTGTAGTCAGAAAAGTTGAAAATAGTATAACAAGTAATAAATGGTTAACAACTATTACAGGACAAAGCTTATTTTTAGACAAAGAAGTTTATGCTGGTGTTAAATTAAGAAGTACAAACTATAAAGCATCTTCTTCTCCTGCTCCTAGCTCAGCACAAGTAGTTAATCCTCCATCAACAACTGATCCTACTGTTCAAAAAAATGAACAAGAAAAATTGGAAAGTATAACAGTAAAAAATAGTGGTAAAAATACTACAGCTAATACTTATACTTATTTACCTAAAACCACTACTAAAGAAGTTGATGTATTTATATTTTATCCCGGTATTGATATTGGAGGAATAGTTGGAAGAGATTATATGCCTAAAAAAGTTACAGCTGCCGCACCTGATTGGTTTGATAAATATGTTTTGGTATTTCCAACAACATGGACTACCCCATATTCAAATGTTAAAAAAGAATATGAAGCTTTACTTACTAAAGCGGGTTTAACAGCAAAAACAATCAATATAGGTATTTATTCAGGAAGTGGAAATAATAGTGCTAGTGTATTATCAGTAGTTAAAGCATCAGGAAGAGAACTTAAAAACTTTATAATAATGGACCCTGTACCGTCAGCTAATTTAATATCAGCAGTAAAAGCAGTTATTAATAGAGGCGGAACATTCCAGTATTTATATTATAATCCTAATGCGTGGGGTGGAGCAAGTTATTATGGAGGGGTTGATAGCAAAGGACAATTATTTGGAAATATTAAAGCTTTAGTAGATGCGGGGGCTGGTAAAGTAGGAATAACAAAAGTATCTACATCGCACTATGATATACCTACTGTTATGTTAAAAGCTTATAAATCACGAATAGAAAAAAGTTTAGGATAATGGCTAAGTATTTTCCAAAAAATAGAGTAATAGATAATAAGTACACTAATGGTGATAAGTTTATTAATCCAATAACTAAAAAACCATATGTAGGATATTATTATGAAACCTTTATTGGAGAATTTAAAACAGGAAAAAACCCAATGGTAGGTCCATCTGCTCCTTTAATACCTATAACAACAGATACTTCTAATCCTCAAATTCCAAATAATCAAAATAATGATATCTATTCTGTACTATCTAAAGGAAGGGCAGGGGTAGCCAATTCAGTTATAGGTACACTAAAAGAACCTTTACCTTATTTTCCTAAACCTACTCCTCAAGATTATAATAGGGGATATTTTACACGCTATGTAGCTAAAAAAAGAAATTCATCTAACTCTATATTTTTAGAAATAAACCAGCCTACATACAACGATTTATTATATAAAGAGGGAGTATATAATTATCCAATGTGGGCTGTAACTTCTATATTCTGGCAAATTACAGGCCCATTACGTGATAATAGAGAAAATAAAGATTATCCTAAAGCAGGAATAATTGATACTAATAAAAGAATTTTAGCAACAAAAGCAAAAACTTTCCCTAGTATTGAAAAATTTTTTTCTAATTTAACACAATTTGCTGTGTTAGAGTCTTTAGAAGTAATTTCTGGACAATATACATCTGGTAGAGAATTAGAGTATAAAAGTAATGGAAAAGAGTATATTGGTTATTATCATGTAAGGGGAAATAATGATGTGTTTGATGGAGCTACTACAGCACAATCAAAAAACATGCTTTTAAAACCAATAAACACAACAGTAGCAGGTTCTATTTCATTATTACTAGATAAAACACTAAAAGAAATTCGAGCTCAAAACATAGCAAACATACAATTATTAAATTCTAGAGGAGCAAATAATGTCTCAATTAGTACAGGAAATACTTCAATTAACACAGGAAATACTTCAAATAATATTTCGTATTAATTTTGGAAATATAAAAATATAGTATTATATTTACAAAAACAAAGGTTATGTTTTATATTATTGAGACTGAGGATCAACTTAGTCGACTATATACTGATTGTCAAAATTGTTTTATTAACGTGATTCCGCTTAATGATAATTTTCATCCTAAGCTAAGTGAAACATGTTTAATATACTATAAATGTCCTACATCAAAAGGTTATTTATTTACTATTAACCACAGTGAGGCGTTTAAATTACCATTACAATCAGTATTAAACTATCTTATTAAAAAACACGAACGCATATATACATTAGATAAAAAGGCAACTAAATATCTAATTGGTGATGAATTACCTATTATTGATATAAATTTTATGCTGCCTGAGGCACTTAAAGAAGAGGTATTTAATACTACATTACATGATTATTTTTATAACAAGTTTTTTCATTTAAAAAATATTAATAGTATTATTCCTATTTCTAAGCATTATGAAAAACAGGAAAATGTATTTAATAACATATCTTGGTGTTTAGGATTAATGCCTAATGATTACTTAAATAATGATTATACTGATGTGTTTTATAATATAGAAAAACAAGGTATTGGATTTGATGATAAATTACTTAAAAAACATTTTGAATTTGGTTGGGCAAACTATTCAGTATTAACTAATCGTATATACGGGTATTTTAATTTATATAACCACACTACCCGCCCAACTAATGCGTTTAATAATATTAATTTCAGCGCTTTAAACAAGGATAACGGCGCACGCGAAACATTCACACCAACAAATGATTATTTAGTTGAATTCGATTATAGCGCATATCATCCACGTATAATCGCAAAAATTATTGGGTATGAGTGGAAAACTAACCCATATGATGAAATACCTAAAGAGGTAATGTTTCAAAATTTATATGGTGGAATTAGAAAAGAACATATCCACGAACCATTCTTTGCTAAATTAAATGAATACTTAGATGTTAAATGGGATAACTTTGTAAATGATGAAGTCTTAGATTTAATAATGACTAAACTTCCTGCTTCGCAAATTGAGAACCCTACTAAAAATAAACTACTCAGTTATATTATTCAATCATATGAAACATATTATAATGTTAAAACATTAAAACTGGTATTTGAATATTTAAAAGATAAACAAACAAAAGTAGTATTATATACTTATGATTCATTTTTATTAGATGTATCTCGTAAAGATGGAAAAAAATTATTAACAGATATTAAAAACATACTTGAAAATCTTGGATTCCCTACTAAGATGAAAACAGGGGATAATTATGGGGTTTTAAACTAATTGCAATATTTATGGATAGTAGACTAAATTTTGAAGATTTGGCAAACAAGTTATTTTGTACTTTTACTACAAAAGAAAATCTCTCTTCTGTTTTAGATGATATAAAACGTAAGTATCAAATTTTATTTAATAAAATCTTTGTGCTTCACGTTCCATCAACGGAGGAATATGTGTGTACGTATAATGTAGATTCGTTTAATGTTACAAACGATATTCTGCCTGGTACTATATTATTACATAGAAAAAAAGAAAGTAATACATTATATACTATTAATGCATTGAATGCCTTGATTAAATCATTAAATGGAGGAATCATGGATAACAATTATATGGTTAATTGGAATGATTATAAAAACTGCATATTACTTACCCGCGGTGATGATTTTAAAAAATTAGATACTAAAATCCACCAAATAATTAATCTATAAAGATAAAATAAAAGTTATGTTAGATTTATCTTCATTTGATTGGGGATGGATGAATAAACCCAGTAATCGTACTTTATCAAATGGTATTATTACAAAAAACTATTCGCAATGGCATAAAGATTCTATTACGCGAGAAATTTTTCAAGATAAAATGTATGAAAAATTTTTTGAAGTTGAAGAAGGAGATATTGTGGTTGATTTTGGGGCAAGTATTGGCCCTTTTACCTATTCTATTTTGGATAAAAAACCAAAACATGTTTATTGTTTTGAACCTAGTCCTGTTGAATGGGATACTTTAGCAAATAATACTAAAAATGGTCCTGTTACTATTATCAAAAAAGCAATATTTAATAAAGAAGGATTAACTCAAATAAATTTGTTTGGAATAAAAGAAGATGATTCTAATATAGCATTATGTACTACATTTAATAAGTTTTTAGAAGAATACAACATCAATCAAATTGATTTTATTAAAACAGATTGTGAGGGGGGTGAATATGCCATGTTTAATCAAGATAATCTTCCCTGGATTAAACAAAACGTAAAAAAAATAGTAGGTGAATGGCATTTATGTACTCCTGAAGAAAAGGAAAATTTTAGAACATTTAGAGATTTATATTTAAAAGAATTTCCAAACCACCAGATATTTTCCCTTGATGATTTTGATATTAAATGGGATTTATGGAATGAACACTTCATTGAATATTATTGTCAAGTATTAGTTTATATAGACAATAGATAAGAAAAATTTGGTTATCTAAGATTTTTATATTATATTTACAAAAACAAAAAACAAGTTATATGGATTTAAAACAAATCAAATCGCGTCTCAATTCGCTTCAGAAGACGAAAAGCGGCTCTAATAATAAAGAAGAGCGTGCTAAAAATTTCTGGCGTCCGGTTGTAGGTAAAGCTACTATCCGTATCGTGCCGTCTAAGTTTGATAAAGCAAATCCTTTCCGTGAAGTGTATATTCACTACAACATCGGAAATAGAATGATGATTGCTTTGACTAACTTTGGCGAAAAAGACCCTATCGTTGAATTTGCAGCTCAACTGCGTAAAACAAGTGATAAGGCAAATTGGTCATTAGCCAAGAAAATCGAACCAAAACTCCGTATCTTTGCACCTGTCGTCGTGCGTGGTGAAGAAGATAAAGGTGTTCGCCTTTGGGAATTTGGTAAAGAAATGTATCTTGAGTTATTAAGTATGGCCGAAGATGAAGATATTGGAGATTATACTGATGTTATGGATGGTCGTGACTTTATCGTTGATACAGTTGGCCCTGAAGTAACAGGTAATAAATTCAACAAATCATCTATTCGTGTGCGTACCAAAACATCAGCATTAAGTGATGATAACAAACAAATTAAAACTTGGTTAGCTGAACAACCTGATGTTATGTCTTTATTTAAAAGGTTCGAATTTGACGAAATGAAAAAATCACTTCAGGAATGGTTAAACCCTGAGGATAGTGAAGATAGTGATGAAGAAGAAACAGTAGTATCATCACCTTCTAAACAAACAACGGGTTTACAATTAAACGTTAAGAAGAAAAAAGATTTCGATGAAGAAGAATTTGACGATTTATTTAAAGAGGAATAATAACACATGACAAAATCTAAAAAAGCAGAAGATATTAGCTCAGTAATATCAAGCAAACTTAAGGGCACGTTTGATTTAGAAAAATTTAAACAGAGTAAATACTTAGCTCAACCTGTTAAGTTTAAACCTCAAACATGGATACCATTATCCCGTGCTTTTCAAGATACATTGTCTATACCCGGGATTCCGATTGGTCACGTAACATTATTACGTGGTCATTCGGATACAGGTAAAACAACAGCAATGTTAGAAGCAGCTGTTGTAGCACAAAAAATGGGCATATTGCCCGTTTTTATTGTAACTGAGATGAAATGGTCTTGGGAACATGCTAAACAAATGGGATTTGAAGTGCAGGAAGTTGTAGATGAATCTACAGGTGAAGTAATTGATTATAAAGGTTTCTTTATCTATACCGATAGAGGTAGTTTAAATACAATTGAAGATGTAGCAGCGTTTATTGCTGATTTACTTCATGAACAAAAAACAGGTAATTTGCCTTATAATTTATGTTTCTTTTGGGACTCAGTAGGTAGTATTCCTTGTCGTTTATCTATTGAATCAAATAAAAACAACAATGAATGGAATGCAGGGGCTATGTCTCAACAATTTGGTAATTTTATCGATCAGCAAATTGTGTTATCAAGAAAGGAAAATATGCCTTATACTAACTCATTAGTTGCTGTTAATAAAATATGGGTAGCAAAACCAATGACACCAATGGAACAACCTAAAATGAAAAATAAGGGTGGTGACACTATGTTCTTTGATTCTTCGTTAGTTATTACTTTTG